TGACCGAAGAACAATACGAACAAGAGTTCGAATGTTCATTTACTGCAGCGGTCTCAGGAAGTTATTACGGAAGATTAATAACGAAAGCCGACAATGATGGAAGAATCGGATCCGTGCCTGTTGATACGAATGTAGGTGTAGAAACGTGGTGGGATTTAGGTATAGGTGACTCAACAGCAATTTGGTTTGCTCAACGAGTGGGACAGGAAATACACCTCATTGACTATTACGAAACTTCAGGAGAATCTTTAGCACACTATGCAGATAAACTTGAAGAAAAAGGTTATGCTTATGAACGTCATATAGCTCCTCATGATATTCAGGCAAGAGAATTAGGAACAGGAAAATCTAGATTGGAAGTTTCTAATGAATTAGGAATAGATTTTGAAGTAGCTCCTAAATTAGAAATTGATCACGGAATAGAATCTGTGAGAAATATGTTACCGAATTGTTGGTTTGATAGAGTTAAATGTAAAATAGGTTTAGATGCTGTCAGACAATATCGGAAACAATGGGATGATAAGAACCAGGTATTTAAAAATAAACCTCTTCACGATTGGTGTTCACACGCAGCAGACGCATTAAGATACGGAGCTGTGCATGATCCCATTGATGTAAGTGAATGGGAAAAACCAATTAAAGTAGATACGAAATATATAGTATAATGGCAAAATCAGAAAAAGATATATTAGCAGTTTTAAGTAGAGAGATACATAACGCATCAGGTTTTATTGGTGGGGAATTAGTATCTCGTAGAAAAAAATCATTACAGTATTATTTAGGTATGCCTTTAGGGAACGAACAAGAAGGTCGTTCTCAGGTAATATCTAATGATGTACTTGATACAGTAGAAAGTCTCATGCCTTCCTTAATGAGAATTTTTACTGCAGGAGACAATGTATTTAATTGTGAAGGTACAGGACCCGAAGACGATGAAATGGCACGTCAATGTTCTGACTACCTTAACTACATATTTTATAAAGAGAACAATGGATTCCTTGCACTTTACTCAGCATTCAAAGATGCTTTGATTCAGAAGAACGGAATCCTAAAAGTTTATTGGGATGATTCAGCTAAAACTGAAAGAGAAGAATATACAAGATTATCAGATGACGAGTTTAATGATCTTGTTGCTAATCTAGAAGTTAAAGTTTCAAATCATTCTGAATACGAAGAACCGATTACAGACGATCAAGGAAAAGAGTTAGATAAAGTAACTCTTCATGATGTAGTCATTCATAGAACAAGATTATACGGACAGGTTAAAATTGAACCAGTTCCTCCAGAAGAATTTTTAATTTCAAGACGAAGTAAAGATATCAATTCTGCAAACTTTGTATGTCATAGAACGAACAAAACAAGAACAGAACTTGTTGAAATGGGCTATGATAAAGATCTTGTTGCGGGATTACCAACAGGTGATACCGACTTCTTTACAGAAGATAAATTTGTACGACACCAGAACATAGATTTTTCACACGGATCTAGTGAAGGTGATAAAAGTACCAATGATATTTTAATCTATGAATGCTACGTCAAACTAGATGTTAACGAAGATGGCAAAGCAGAGTTATTAAAAATAACAACTGCAGGATCTGGAACAGGTAAGATGATAGATATGGAAGAAGTAGATAGCATTCCATTTATTTCCTTAACACCTGTGATCATGCCACATAGATTTCATGGTAGATCTATATCTGAACTCGTAGAAGATATTCAATTAATTAAATCGACTGTTATGAGACAAATGTT